CCATCAGTTGACCATTGGTCTGTTGCGCGCACGACGTTTTTGTCCTGACTGGTCCCTTAAAATCAGGGTCGTCAAACTCCATGCACTTCCACGGGCCGTAAATCTCCGGCCACCCCTTTCCACTCACTGGGGTCTTCGAGTAATCGATGAGCGATCGACAAAAGGATTCAACAGCACGATTGACCAAAAGAGGGTCACTGAACCTACTCAGAGCATATTTCAGAATTGCTTCCGAAATCTCTCCTTTCAGGTTATCAGTGGCACCCGAATAGTCTCCGCTAACGAATCCCTTGCCAAACTCCCACGATCCGGCTACGAAGTAGATATCCTCTTCAGTAACGGGTCGGCCAGTTAAGGCAAACTCACGTCGCTTCTGTAGGTATCCCCAAAGAGCCTTTTGTAAAGGCTGAAATAAAGGATACGAACCCACACCGGGTTTCGTTATAATCCTTCCTTTCAACGGCTCTAGGACCACCGACGGACGAACTTCCATCGATAACCACCCCTCCTTCCTAACATGGTTCTCTAAACATTGAACTATGTCCCAGTCGGAGAAGTAGGGCCCATAAACCAGCTCTTCTTCCCAGCTACCTTCCTTCCTCCTATGTCCGATCAACACCAAGCAATCAAGCTCAGGCATCTCGGACATCTCCCTTCTGGCCCAACCTACCTGACCCAAGTTCCCAAAGGACGATTCAATCGTCGCTTTAGTACTAAGGGCCCCAGGCTGTATCGCCAGAAACCTCTCCTTACTCACCCCATTCCCAGATAATTCACCTGGTACTTTCCCACATAATGTTTCCATGTGGTAGGGTAAGTCCTTGAACTCCGTCTCCATGACCTCCATAATATCTTCCAAGAGGACAGGATCAACTGAGGGATCCGCTGTTAGCGCCTTTCGGTGCTTAACCAGCGATTCGTCGATCGCATCCGGTCTAATTGGGAGTAAACCCTTCTTCAGACCCTGAAACACTGTATAAACAATTTGTAAGTGCTTCATCTTCTGAGCTCGGATATTACGAGGAGTAAGGAGCCGTGAGCGAAAATATCTAACCAACCGACGCGGGAAGAGTCGAAGTCCTAATGTTGGCCTCCCTGACTCCGGTCTATCGGTCTCCACAAATTCAGCAAACAGTAAATTAACTGTAAATTTGAATTGTGAAGCCAAAGAACCGAGACAGGCACCGACCGCATATAGCTTCTTTTCTTCTTCAGCCCGTTCCTCAGCCGTCAAACGATCACCTAGTAAAAGATACATAAGGTCATCGAACCGGTCTAAGTAATCACGAGCTTCCTCATGAAGAAGTCGATTGATCACTGAGACTTGGCGAAAAAGGGACTTTCCATCATCCACCTTTCCATCCAAATCTGACAAGTACGCGCTCCAGTACTCGATTAACTCTGTTATCGAAGGAATCAATTCATTCAGAAAAGCCAAGCCTCCAAAGGCATAAGCATCCTGAATCTTCATTAGAAGAGATTCCACACGAGAGTAAGCGTGCACATGGCATCCCCCACACTTCGCTATTTCTATAAGCGTAAGAACCCAAAGGGATTG